CGGGGGGGGTTTATCTCGTGCAGGGCCCCAATGTATAGGAAATTGACGTCGCCCAGGGGACCTTATCGGGGGCTTCATGGCCTCGGGGGGTTTGTCTTGTGCAGGGGGACTCGTCGGGGGCTTCACGGTCTCGGTGACCACGGGTTTTTCACTCTCGGTAGTTGGTTTGGGTCTATACATCATAAAAATACCGACTGATGTAATTATTAAAATGGCGATAATCGCTACGACTAACATATGTTATAGCTTCACATAATTTTTACCAGATCCGCCACCTTGTTGATGATGTTGAACAACTTGTAGACGGAGTCCACATCACTGGGCTTCACAATCTCAAGTTCAATCTGGTACGAGGCCTCCTCCTCCGAGTCCATATCGACGTTATCCCCTGAAGAGATTGTCATATCGATGCTTAAATTTTTGCGCACGAAAGAGTGACGCATCTTCGTCCTTTTCCTATCCATCTCATACTCCCCAGATGTGGGAATTTCCCGAGCAATGCATACTCTTACATCTAGGGGATCGCACCTGAAGTCCTCCTTGACGACGCTAATTTTTTGGATCATCGTCTGCTCCCCCGTATCCTCGTTGGACGTAATGCGAACACCGTTCGCGTCACTGTAGTACACGTCGGACTCTGTATAGTTGGTAGACTCCCACCCGTCGTAGTTCTTCAATCCCTTTAGTACGCGATCCCACGTATCTTTACCAACGTTAGTGTCAAAAAGGGAGCCATTATGTTTCCCGAGACGAAGTTCGACCTCGATATTCTCTTCGGTCTTCAGAGCCTCGAAGGATGGAAGGATGGTATCGGTTATACGTTGGATGTCCATTTTTTTACTTAACATTTATACTTCGCGTCTTTTACTTAAGCCTTTTTTGTTCATAAATTATAATGAAGGGTTTTAGCAACAATGGAAACACCTGTTACTTTAATACAGCTCTTCAATGTCTTTTACATACACCAGTTCTTTCAAACTATTACATGAGAAAACCTTATGAAGGAGAGTGTGCATTTACTCAAATTTATTCCAATTTTGTTAAAGACTATTGGATGAATGGACAATCTCAATTATGTGTGAAACCACTTCTATCAAAATTCCGGGAAAAATTTCCACGTTTTAAAACCCGTGAACAACATGACGTTCAAGAAGCAATTCTATGTATCATAGATATTCTCGAGTGTTCATGCCCTTTCATTAAACCGTGGTTTTACGGAAAAAAGCATCAAGAAACTATTTGGCCAGGTGGTAAGTCAACAAGTGAAGAACCATTCAGTGTTCATTTGGTGACTTCCAATGGCAAAAACTTGAGAGATATGCTCGAGAAAAGTATGGATTGGAATGTATTAGAAAACTTTGAAGACACAGAGGGTAAAATTCACAATGTAGCTACGACACGTTCAAGGTTTTCCGAGCTTCCTCAAATTTTAATGATTTCATTTGATCGAAAAAGTCATATCAAAATTATAGAGACAATTATTATTGATTCATTCGAGTATAATCTAGTGGCGACGGCACTTCATGAGGGTGACCAAAATGATGGTCATTATGTATCCTTCGTAAAATGTAGAAACAGGTGGCATTTCATAAATGATCATGATATTAAACAATGTCCATTACCCGAAGAGGCTGGGTACTACTTTATGGTCTACAACTTAAAAACTCGTGCATCTTGATATCCTCCCTAATGTTCACAATCGTTCGGTAAAATGTCCTTCTACTATTGGGATGCGTCTTATCCGTCCTTCTCTTTAGGGGTCTCCACCACATACGTTTCCCATCGTCCACAAAATCACATTCAACGATAGCTCCTTCTTCGAACCATGGTTCATTCATCAGTTCCATACTTACTTCAGATTCAAATACAAGCTTTCCCTTTTCTTGGACATAGAGTCTCCACGCTAGGGGACCCCCAACGGTGCCCGGCACTTCCCATGAAGGTTCCTTCTTCATGAGAAAGTCCACTGTATTCTTCTCTTTGGGCTTCCATTTAAACATCGTCTCATGGGTCCCAATTCTCACAGGTTCATTGATTGGTGTAAAAACAAGACCATCAATTTTTTGTGTAACGGTTGGAAGATATTCATTCATAAAATATCCATATTCCCTCATGTGATGAAATGTCTTCACTTTTAAACGATATTTGTCTTGTTTCATGTAGATAATTGAACTCGTGGCAATTTTACACGCTTCAAGTCTCAACATTAGATTTAGATCCCACACAGGTTCTCCATTTACATACACAGCATCGTATACCATAAGTGTATTTTCGTATAATTCTCCATCGAGAATAGTCCCCTCATATACCTTCTTTTTTAGATTTATCGAAACTTCAAACATATTGAAAGAACGATTCACGAAAAGACACTTCTTCTTACCTTCAAACATGAGAGCAACCATCATATACCGCTCTCCATCAGTCTTTTCACAAACGAGATACTCTGCACATCGAAGTGTGTTGAAGTGTTTACGCTCAATTGAAATAGGTTGGGGTCCCGGAAAGTAATCCTTACTTTTCCAACATGCGTGGATATACTCTACGACGTGTTTATAAAGTGGTGATTCTGACGTTATAAACATCTCGGTAGACATATTTTAATATAGAAGTAAAACTTTAAGTGCTGCTAACCTTCACACCCGCAGCGTTGAGAATATTACTTATACACTCATGTGCATATGTAATCGTTAACTTAGATGCTGTAAATGCATAAATTTTAACACCTTGTTTTTTTAATTTTTCAAACATACCATTCGGATTAATTTTCCATGAACCAGTCTTTTTATCTTTAATTTTTTTAATCACGAGACTGGGATTCATCATCCAGCATCGTGCTTCGGTTTGTAAAACATTGTAGATGTTTTCAGAAATCTTCTTACCAACTGAAGTGTCGTAGTGTAATCCCATTTCGTTAACAGGTTCATCAGAACCTTCGTGAACTTTATTTTTGAAAAGCTCCCAGTCTACACCCTCTTTTACACCTGGAAAAACCAAGCATCCAACTCCCTCATGTGGTTGAATACATTGTTTTAAAGTTTCATCGTCAACACCAATACCAAAGTCGATGAAAAGAATACGATCACATTTCTTCATATAGGACTGAATAATTTCAGCCTTTTTAAAAGGATCATCGTCAACATATGCAATCTCATTATTTATATTAGTCTGAATACACCGAAGATTGAGTCTAAGAATCGAGTGCAACGTTTTCACACTACAAGATTTCGAACGTGCCACGATGATAGTAACCAACTTCATATCGAATTATGTTTTCAAAGCCTTAAGCCTGTTATTCATGCACCCACTGAATGGAAGATTTCCCACATGTCCTAGAGTTGTATTCACATCAGCGTAAATTTTCCCACCAACCTGCTGCCAACGACGGCAGAATGCGTAATCTTCAGACAGATACCTTCGATTTGTTGGATCTATCATGCAATCAAATACCGCGTGGTAGTCGTCAAACTCCCTATTTTGGTGATCATTCTTACACCAGAGTTCTGGAAACTTTTCTTCTAAAGTTTTGAATACGGAACGTTTAATAAGCATAAAACCTGTGGGTCCATCGAGAATTTCTATAAATCCATTGGTGACGGGTCTATTTTTAGCTCCAAAATTAATAACTAAACTGGAAGAAAGCATGGACATGTTTCGATCATCACCACTCTTTACCGCATTAGCAGCTTGCTCCCACATTACAACTTTTTTAGGATAGCAAGCAACCGAAAGGTCATGTCCAGATCTAAGAAGACGGACAACTGCTTCTGGGTCAAAGTGTATATCGGCATCGATAAACATAAAATAGTCACATTCAGTCTTTTGCATAAAACGCCCTACCGAAACATTACGCGCACGGTGTACAAGTGACTCATTTTCAGTGGTATCAAGACAAAGTTGAATATTCTCTTTTATTAAAAGTAGTTGAAGCTTGACGATACTAGACATAAATTTCTCTAGGCATAGTCCACCATAACATGGTGTGGACAAAAATAAGTTGGTCATATTCTAAAACTCCTCTTTATTCTCTAAGTGTTTTTTTATAATAGTTTCTATTTTATTCAGTGTAGGAATAGACACGGAACATTTTTCACACATTTCCGTTTTTGACACACTGTTTTTAAGAACGATGTAAATGATTGTAGAAGCTACACTATTTGGTGTTTTACTCATAAGTTCAACACAATCTTCTATAGCACTGGACATTTTGTTACATTGAAGTCTTTCTTCTCTCGAAACTTCGAAAGAATTGAGTAATCTACTCATAACATCAAATGCTTTTGTTACATAATTTTTTTCAGTTATACCCATTATTGTTTCTTTGAATATTTGAGTTGTTCGGCTAATATCCTTTGATTGAATACCAAACATATCTGCAATTTCTTTTGTTGTTCTGGGAAATTTTGCCATTCTACACGCGTACAACACACAATTCGCTTTAATACCCAAACGAACCGCACCCCGTGTAAGCTTACTGTCATTAAATTTTTTATACATCATCTTGGCATCTTTCAATATAGATTCGGGTAGAGAATTACATGCCTCGTCGATATCTCTATATGCATGGAACAGCGAACGATCTTTATGATTCATAGACATGTGAAAATTAATTTTGGCCATTCGTTTGTTTTCATACGTCGAAAAGCCCTGTGTTGAAATGACCGTCCCCTTTCCCCAATGTTGTGAAAAAAGTTCAGGATTTGAGTTTGGATTGCCACATCTCGCGGGATCATTAACTTTTCCGTCATCTGTTATACCACTCGTCCATTCTGCAGTGTCGTCAATATAGTTGTTTTCAACAAGACCGCATTCAGAGCACGTTGGTAAACCTTCTGGTGATATAATTTTAGTACCCGAGCATTCATGACAAATAAATATATTAGCTGGCTTTTGTTGTATTTCTTTTGGTTTTAATAAGTCTAATTGTTTCCATATAGCTTCCAGCATTGTTTTCTAACTATTGGGTTTTTTAGTTTTTTTTTTAAACGCAATCTATATACTTAGGCTTTTGATGTTCATTTCTATCATATCGACGGTTTTTTTGAAACTTTTACCGCCAGATGTAGAAGGTTCCCAAGCTTCCCACTCTTTATCGATCATTCGATGATCCGGTGGTAATTCAATATTCTGACCTTCTATTTCGGTATCGGATACTATAAAACCATCTAAATCATCTCCTGATGAAGATCCTTCATCATAAATTTCACTATCATCATCTTCTACATCAATTTCAGAGTAATATGCAAACATATCATTCCCCAATGATTTCATTTCAAGATCTGTGAATGCTGTCCCACTTGGGTGATGTTCCATAAGACTTTCAAATGGAGCAGGGGATAGGGTGTCGGTGTCTAGTTTGTAGACACATGCGGCTTTGTATGTGAGTTCAGTTGGATTGAGATATTTCACTCCGAGAGTCAGGCCGGTATTCATCCCCACTACACCATACATCTCCTCTTCTACTCCTTCTTCGTTCACAAGTAGTTTAACTATATCATTTTCATTTATTTCGGATGGCACAATCATGCTTAGAGTTTTCTCACAAAAAATATTCAGGGATAATATCACAGATGAAAGTTATTATTTATTCGAAGGAAGGATGTCAGTATTGTAACCACGCAGTCACCCTATGTGAGTCGGAGGGTTTGGAATATGAAAAGAAAATGATAGAGAAAGAAGATTTGAAAAAATTGTGTGAAGGCAACGTGACAACCTACCCTCAAATATTTATTGACGGACGTCGCATCGGAGACTATTTTGAATTTCAAGAGTACATTGAAGAGGAATATGAGCCTATTCTAGCACCAACCCTAAAAAGATTTACAGTTTTTCCCCTGAAACATCCCAAACTATGGGAACTTTACAAAAAAGCTCAGATGTCAAACTGGACAGCTGAAGAGGTAGATTTATCTAGTGACATGGCAGATTGGAAAACACTCAATGATAATGAACAGAAATTCATCAAATATATACTAGCATTCTTTGCTGGTTCCGATGGAATTGTTTTTGAAAATATCAATAACAATTTTGCTGATGAGGTGCAAATCTCCGAAGCACGATCATTTTATGCATACCAGTCTCACAATGAAATGGTTCACGGTGAGACCTATTCAAAACTCATAGACAAATATATTAAAGACCCCACTGAAAAGAAACAACTCTTTGAAGCGATTCAAACAGTTCCATGTATAGAACGAAAAGCAAACTGGGCTCTCAAATGGTTCGATACCAAGACCAAATCCTTTGCCGAACGACTCTTCGCATTCGCATGTGTTGAGGGAATCTTCTTTTCTGGAAGTTTTTGTGCCATCTTCTGGCTTAAAAAGAGAGGTCTTATGCCCGGTCTTTGCTTTAGCAATGAACTCATATCTAGAGATGAAGGACTTCACCAAGAGTTTGCGGTTGAATTATTTAAACAACTTCGCACAAAACCATCTACGGAAACTATTAATTCTATCGTAAAAGAAGCTGTAGAAATTGAGAAGAGTTTCATCATAGACGCTCTCCCCTGTAATCTTATCGGTATGAATTCGGATAAAATGTCCGAATACATCGAATACGTCTCGGATCGTCTTTTGAAACAGATTGGGCAGCCAGCGATTTGGGGATCAAATAATCCATTTGATTTTATGGAGAACATATCCCTCGATGGTAAAACAAACTTTTTCGAAAAACGGGTTGGAGATTATGGAAAATTTGATGATGACACCGATGAAATTGGGTTTAATGAAGAATTTTAGTTAAACATTGTACCTTCGGACGCGACAGACATAGGTTCAAATACCTTACCACTGTCAGTTAAATCAATTGGAGGTTCCTTAAAATCTGGTTCAGGGGCAGGAGCATCGACCATCGCAGATGGTGCTTTTGCAACAACCTTAGAACCCCTTTTGGCACCACAAGATGATTTACAACTACCACCCTCTTTGTTGACGTTCATCATACCCCACACGATAAATGTGAAAACAATTGCGTGAACAACGAGACCAAACGTAGATGGACACCCAGTCGGGCTTGCTATACTGGGTCCAAGAACTTTCCTGACGAGACGAAATGTCTCTGGGTTTGCGACAATAAAGAATGTAAGACCAGAAATAACAGAAGTCAAAAACTTCGCCTGTTGCTTCCGACCATTACATCCACAACCACAGTCTTTAAAAATACCCATTGCACTATTAATATATATTGACAAAAAAAACTTACTTAAAGTCGAGTCCCCCAGTATAGATATAACCAACAAACAATGTCGCTTTCTATCCAACAAATTTCCAATTTCTCCTCTGCCTCTGTGCAGTTTTCGAAGCTTCGTAAAAACAAAAATGGCGGTAAAACCGTATACCTGAATACAGGCGACAACAAAAAACTCTACATTCAACTTCCCTTCATGCGTTCTCCTTATGGACTCAGTGCCTTTACTGATGAGAGCACGGGGCGCACTACGTACTCTCTTGACATGTCCTTCGATACGGATAATGAAGCTGCTATGAATGTTCATAACAAGTTTAAGGAGCTTGATGAGATCATCGTGAATACTGTTGCTAAGAACTCCAAGGAGTGGCTCGGTAAGGAGTTCAATGTTGCTGTTCTCAAGGAAGCTCTCTACAAGCCAATGGTTCGCCCAGGTAAGGAGCCATATCCCTCAACGATGAAGCTCAAGATTTTGACCAAGTCTGATGGAACCTTTGTTCCCGAGGCTTATACAATGAAGCGTGAGCCTACACCACTTGATTCTATTGAGAAGGGTCAAAAGGTAATGTGCATTATCGATCTCAGTAGCATCTGGTTTATCGATAACAAGTTCGGTGTAACGATGCGTCTCCAACAATGCCTATTGGAAGAGTCCACAAAGCTTCCCGCCTTCGCCTTCCAGGGTCTCGATTTCCCCGAGCCCGAACCAGAAGATATTGATGAGGAAATGATGGACGAGGATGTCGATGCCTAAGATTTCAAAAAAATAAAAATTCCAATCCCTATTGGTAAGAAGAAAAAACTTCTTACGAATAAGTAGGAATGTCTAACATAGAGAAGAATCTCAAGAAGATTCTTAGGGGGAAAAAGGGGTGTTCACCCAAAGACTATTTACCTTCAACGAAGAAAGTTGGATCTGGTGCGTATGGAAATGTTTTCAGGGGAAATGTAAATGGGAATGGTAAGAGATATGTAGCCTACAAAGAAATCAAGTTACCAGGAAATAACGTAACTCTCGTCGAATTGCAGAACTATCTCAAACAGAATCCAGCTCGAATGGAATTCACTATTGCGAAAAAGTTGAAGGGCTTCGGTGTTCCAGAAAATTACATATACAAGACATGTAGTGATAAAGTCATCATCTACATGGAATACATCGATGGGATGGAATTAAGAAACTGGTGGAAGACTAACCCAACATTAGAACAACAAAAGTCTCTTATAGTTCAGGTTATTTACAATCTCTACAGGATTCATAAAAAGTATCCAAAATTCAGACACCATGATCTTCACGAGGGCAACATTTTGATAAAAAAGGTACCCGAAAAGAAAATCAAAGTTGAGCTAAACAATAAAACGTACACAATTTCAAATGGTGGTATCGAGGCTGTAATGATTGATTTTGGATTTTCACTATTTCCCCGTATAAAAAATCCTTTGATAAACGATAACTACTTCAAAAATATTGGAATTTCCAGAAAATCTCATAAACTATATGATGTACACCTTTTCTTAAACAGTCTCTACAACTTGATCACACAACAAAAAAACCCTGGAGTGGCCACACGCGTCTCGAGGAATTTTATTAAGTCCCTCTTACCACCCATGTATTTGGGTCGCAAAAGTACAGTTGTTGATGAGTTTAGATTGATTGGTACCGATCGTAAAAATGTCGCTCACACCTTTTACCTACCGGGGTTTGAAAATATTTTATCTAAACCCTTCCTCACGGGTGAAACCAAGGCTTTACCCCTACCAAAGCCACGAAAATTTGTGAAACCCCCCATAGCTCCGAAAAAGAAATCCAGTACACCAATCAATAAGGCGGCTGCATATGCGAAGGCGGTAGCTGTTATGAAAAAACAACGGGAAGTCGCCCCCCCCAAGCCAATCCCCCGCAGACGGAGATGATTAAAGCACGATCTTGAAGACGCGCTTAGTGCCCTCATCGACTTCAGAGAGTATCTTAAACTTTGGGGTCTTGGTGAGCTTCACCCCACCCTTAGTCACGAATGATTTCATCCGTTCAACTTCACCACGGGGCATTTTCCTGGTGTATTTGAGTGTGACATTCTTAGTTCCAATAGTAAAGACGGTTGAAGACATTTTAATATTTACTTACAATAAAATATGTTTGCTTTCGTGGTTCTATTGATTGTTAATATTATGATTTTCACGCAGATTGGTCAGGCATCACCAAAAGAAGGTAAAAAATGGACGATTTACGGAACCATGGGTTGCGGATGGACTCGTAAACAGCTGAACTACATGAAGAATAATAATATACCACATACGTTTATCGATTGTGATAACGAGTCGTGTGCTGGTATGGATGCGTTTCCAACTCTAGTTGATCCAGATGGTAAACAAATGGTTGGATACAATGAAATTTAGATACCGCGAACGACGGAGATGGAAATAGCGAGGATGAGCGCATCAGTCAAGTTCTTGATGGGCTTGAGGATAGAGATGTGCTTCACGAGAGATCGGTTCCACACAAGGCGAAGAATAAAGGTGCTGATAATGATAGTGAGAACGAAAATGAGGAACTCGGTGAGCGCGTCAGACTTGGTTTCGGACTTGGAAACTTCTTTGATCATTTACTAAAAGTTGAGATTTTTTTCTAGTTCAATTATATATGAGGGATCTTCCTCTGAGTGGTTCAGAAAGTAGATTTACAAATAGACGCTGGGGAACATCGAAAGGTATAGGTAATAATAATTGCTACGCATATGCGGTCGGAGACTATGAAGCATACAGATGGCAAAAATCTATACCAGGGGATCGCTCCAATTTATCTAACCTGAATCACAACTACACACATTGCACTGGGTTACCTAAACGCGTAATATCAGACAATCCCAAAAAAGTTTACAGAGTTGATCCAGATAAAAAATGTAAAAAGGGGTACTTCAAAATTATGATGTTTGTTTCTCCTGGAAGACCTACGAACTATATTCGACAAGGTGACTTTCACTTTTACAAACAACATGGGGTAGTGGAATACAAAATCAAACCCGGTGATACTGTAAAGTCGGTGGCAACGTTCTTCAAGGTACCAGAGTCGAGGATAAAAAGGGCTGGTATCTTCAAGGCTGGAAAACGTATCGTCTTTAAAGCAAACGTTTTCAGTCACAAACGTGGGTGGGCTACAGGTCCACTTTTGACTGATGCAAAAGGTAAGATGATTAAAGATCCTCGTAAGGCTTCTAGAAACTATCCAGGTTTAAACTATGAAAAATTCTGTAGTTCATTCTGTGTTAAAAACAGCGGGATCAAGGTCGGTAAGACTCACCCCAAGATCAGATAAAATGCTATCCAAATCTATTAAAGTGTCAACATGATCAAAAGATAAATCAAATAAGTCTATTACATCCATAGTTTGTTCTTCATTCAATGATACAGAGTTTGCCACTGCTGTATAATTGTTTTGCACCGTGACAGTAATTTTAAATTGTGATCCATCAAAAACTTTTCTACAAACGGGACATGTATTTTTACCCTTTTTTCTCCATTCTTCTAGACACTGGGAATGAAACATATGTCCACAACGTATGGGCGGATTTCCCCGTGTTGATTTTACCTCATTGAGACATATGGCACATGTTGACATTCTAGATTATGGTAGTATAGTTTTTTTCGAAATTTAGCTCAGTATATTTTAGACGTATCGAGGAGGGGCTTGTTGCAGTCGTTGCAATTTTTCTTTCCCTGTTCATCTTGAATCTTGGAAAGAAGTTCGGGTCCAGACTTCTGGAGAAGTTGACGATAAGAATAATTGTCCTCGAAGGGGATCGAATTCTTTTGCATCACGTAGTTGTTAACGAGTTGGGCTGAAGAATTTATAGTAAAGCATCGGCCGTCGGCCATACCGAGTCGTTGAGACATCTTTATTATAAAATACATCTAGAAATTAATTTGTCTATTGGTGTTTGTCAATTTCCACGATTTGAAACCCTTTTCCTCCAAAATTCTCACAAATGGATCACATCTATATCCCAAATATATATCAAAAACATCTGTATCAACGGTTGGAGATACACGAATCCTTGGATTGTCATTGATATGATGATTTATAATGTTGTAAGCAAAAGCGATTTCTTTGAGAGTCTCAGCTCCTGTGATAATGATTTTACCTGTACTAAATATGCTACACGTAATTTCCTTCATGTCGTGAGCCGGTTTGAATTTAATTTTCACCGCCGAATATCTGTCCGGTTCAAATGAAACTTTAAAAATATCGCCATATCTCTCAAACCACGATGTCACTTCCATTAAATTAATGTTGTAGTTGAGACTGAAATTGGAATTAATCATCACAACTTTAAATGAATCAAATGTAGCCACATTTTCCAAATTCAAAAAAACTTTGAAAATGTGTATCAATTGGGTGATGATACGTTTACAATCAAAAATATCACAACATCCAGCAACTTGAACACTACCATTGGGGAAAATTTTAACAGATTTTGTACTGTATGTGTCATGATAGGTAAGTGTTACCTGATTATAAAACGTCGTCGGCTTCAATGTCCACTCAAATCCATCTGTTTTTGTACCCTTTCTTCTCATTTTATAAGAACCAATGCGTTCAAAAACTTCTTTTAGTTTTTTTATGTCAATCTCTTGAATAAAGCTCGACACCATAGTGATTGTTGTAATTTTTATCCATGAGGGTCTTATATCTTCTGGTAATTCATTTCTGAAATCATTGATTGTGAGAAGATATGAAAAACTGTTATTTGCAATAGAAGAAAACATTTCATACTTTATATACCGAAGTGCTTAACTTAGGTGTTTAAAGAATATAAACATACTTTATTTAATGTGTTCATTTATAAAGTCTGCTAAACATGTATTCGATGTAGAATCGGATCTTTCGTATGTAGAAATTATATATGAAAGGTATACAAAAAAATACGGATATTCGACATTCACAGACTATATTAACACAGAACCAGTTGGAAATTGGGTGAATATTCAATCAACTAAACAATCCATTGCATATGAAAAATTTTTAGACACGATGGTAAAACAAACACTGGAAGTAAAGCAGCGAATGGCAGAACTTATGATCGAAAATATCATTGTATACAAACAGAATAATAAAACATATGTTCGTCTTTTAAACGCTGTAAAAATTTTAGATTCCACATTTCAACCACCTCGTGTAAACATGAAAAGTGCTTGGCAAATGGAGTTCATTAAGAAATTTTGTGAGAAGTATATCCAGAATGTGATTCAAATGTGTACAAACATGTCTCGTCTTTCATACTTTTTCAACGTCGCGCGTATAATAGAATTAAATACACTACAATAGTAGCACATAAAACATAACCAATTACAGATACGTTATCCGTCTTGTTAGAAATACCTACAACTACTTTCGTTTCTGATTCAGACATTGGTTTTTCGCAATCAATATTTCGACGAGGGTGGAGATCTGAGAGATCATCGTTACAAAAATCGGGAGACGACGCCTTCGCGTTAGGCATTTCTTCTACAAAATCATCAAAATTACTCGTTTGTCTCGTACCTCCTGGAAGGGAGAAATCGTGTGTGACAAATGGGTTTACGTCGTCAATAGCATCTTGATCGTTGAGCATAAACGTACTCATTTTATTATTAATTGAGATTATATTTTTTGTTATTAATTTTAGACCTGTGTTCTATCCACATTTGATCTAGATCAACATTTAACATGTGTGCAAGTTGAAAGAGATAACTAAAAACGTCACCCATCTCCATCATGACGTCCGTACCTCTGTCCTTTTTTAGGTTTGTTTTTTTGAACGTCTTTTTATACTGTCGAATCGCAGATGCCAGTTCACCAACTTCTTCTGTAAGTAAAAGCCATACCGTATCTATAGCTGCTCGATCCCAACCCTTTGACCGACACACTTTTTCCGTTTCAGATTTATAGTAGTTTAAATTCATTACTTAATCTATTTTCGGGTGTAATCTTTAATTAATTCCAATTTTATCATTCTTATCTATTTTATTTCCTACTGTACTAGTATTTATTGGTCTATCTAATGGTACAGATGTAGTGTCAATATCATTCGCATAAGTGATGTATTGTGAAACACCAGTTTGGATCTGAGATAAAGCTTTCTCTATAACACGACAGTTCATAGCCTTGACTTGTGTATTTACATTTGTAAAATGGTCACCAGACTGACTGATGAAAACGACCCTCATAAGACCATAGAGATCATCTGGGTTTTGGTAATCAATTGATATGCCAGTTTTGTTCTTGAATGCCTGGCGAATCCCACGCTGAAGAAGATTTTTGTTAAAATCTGAAAAAAATAGTGTGTTTAATGGAGTTTCACACTGCTTAAGTGATTCGAGGTGGAGGTTATCACACATATAATATAGTGTCCGAAAAAAAATTATCTGTAGATATTAAATGTTAGACTACGCTGACTTCAATGAAGTATATGCCAACAAACCCGAAAATAAGGAAGAAACTCCAGCCGACTTTGTCGGTTCATACGCCCCTGTTGCCAAGCCTGGTGAGACTGGACCATTTTTTGTAAACACCTACCTCCTCCAACCCAACCGTAAAATGGAGGTTGTTGGTACCGTTCCAGTTCGAAGCAAAGACCTTGAATGTAAGAAATAATATAAAAATAAAAGCACATGTAAAATTATATGAGGGTCACTAAACGCTCAGGTCGTATTGAGGATATGAAATTTGACAACGTCACCAATAGGATCAAGAACTTATCACACGATCTCTCTAAAAATTGTGATTCTGCTAAAGTTGCTCAACAAGTTTTTTCGTCTATGTATGATGGAATAAGCACACAAGAAATTGATACTCTTTCTGCTGAAATTTGTATTGGGATGATTACATCCGAACCCGATTACGAAATTTTAGCTACCCGTATTGTAGCTAGTAACATCCATAAACTCTGTCCAAACAACTTTCACCTTGCAATGAGAAAACTTCACAAAGCTGATATCATTACTGATGAAGTTGTTGAGACTGCTCAACAAGTCAAAGATTATATCAAGACTGACAGGGATTTCGAATTTGGGTATTTTGGTCTTAAAACTCTCGAGAAAAGTTATCTTCAAAAAGTTGCGGGTAAATTAATTGAAACTCCGCAGTATATGTTCATGCGAGTTTCTATTGGCATTCACGGTAAAGATATCCCAGCTGTATTGGAAACATATGACAAAATGTCTCAAGGCTATTTCATTCACGCAACCCCAACTCTTTTCAATGCCGGTACACCAAGACCACAAATGAGCTCATGCTTTCTTATTGCCAACAAGGCAGATTCTATAGATGGCATCTACGGAACCCTCACAGAGTGTGCTCAAATCTCGAAATGGGCCGGCGGAATCGGAATGCATATTCACGATGTTCGTGGTAATAAGTCGCGGATTAGAGGAACAAATGGTCAATCCGATGGCATTATTCCAATGCTTAGAGTATTCAACTCGACCGCGCGTTATGTAAACCAGGCTGGACGCCGAAAGGGCTCCATCGCCGTTTACCTAGAACCATGGCATGCCGACATTATGGAATTCCTCGAACTCCGCCTCAACCAGGGTGATGAAGAAGCACGGTGTAGAGATCTTTTTACAGCCCTCTGGATTCCAGACCTCTTCATGAAGAGAGTTGAAGAAGGTGGAATGTGGTCACTTTTCTGCCCTGATAAAGCCAAGGGTCTGTCTGATATATATGCAGATGGTTTTGAAGCCCTGTACACCAAGTACGAGGAAGAAGGACTCGCCACCACCACATTACCAGCCACCGATGTGTGGAAAGCAATTCTCAAGTCCCAATCAGAGACAGGTACTCCCTATATGCTCTACAAGGACGCCTGTAATAAAAAGAGTAACCAGAAGAATTTAGGTGTCATTAAAAGCTCCAATCTATGCACAGAAATTTTGGAGTACACCGACAAAGACGAAACTTCCGTGTGCAACCTGGCCTCTATCGCCCTCCCCAAATACGTCAATGAAAAGACGAAGACCTTCGATTACGAGAAACTTCATGAAGTCACGAAGATTATCACGAAAAACCTGAATAGGGTCATCGATCGTAACTTTTACCCAGTGGAGACCGCTAAACGTTCTAACATGAAACATCGTCCTATTGGTTTAGGTGTCCAGGGTCTTGCAGATGTATTCATCCTCTGTGGTTTCCCTTTCGACTGTGAAGAATCAAGACGTATGAACGCACACATCTTTGAAACGATGTATCACGCAGCTCTAGAGGCGTCATCGGAACTAGCTGAGATTGAAGGTTCGTATGAAACATTTGAAGGCTCTCCCACTTCAAGGGGTGTTCTTCAACACGATATGTGGGAAGGTGAAACCAAATATAGTGGACTCTATGATTGGGATGCTATGCGAGAACGTGTGAAAACGAAGGGTCTCAGAAATAGTCTTCTGCTAGCACCGATGCCTACTGCATCAACGGCTCAAATTTTAGGAAATAATGAATGTTTTGAGCCTTATACCACAAACATCTATCTTAGAAGAACCCTCGCTGGGGAGTTTGTAGTCGTCAACAAACATCTAGTTGAAGATCTCAAGAAAGTGGGTTTATGGTCTAAAGAAATGAAAGATCTTATGGTCAAAGCGGGTGGTTCCATCCAAAATATTGTGGACATCCCCGATGACATCAAGAAGCTCTATAAAACTGTATGGGAAATCAGTCAGAAATGTATCATTGACATGGCGGCAGATCGCGGTCGTTTTATCGATCAATCACAATCCATGAACTTGTTCATGGAAAATCCCACCATGTCTAAACTTTCTTCAATGCATATGTACGCATGGAAATCTGGACTGAAAACGGGAATGTACTATTTACGATCTAAAGCTAAGGCAAGACCAATCCAGTTTAGTTTAGACCCAGAATGTGTAGCATGTTCGGCTTAAAGTTTACATTCTAATATCAATGTAGTATGGACAAAGCAATTGACAATCTACAAATTAACGAGTTTAACAACAGAAAGATCGTCATTACTACGAAGCAGGGAACTCCACTTCGAATTCAATTTCCTCGTATGTATATGCCATTTGGTGTATCTGGTTTTACGCCCGAAGTGGGTCCCACGAAGTATAACATTGATTTTGCCATAAAAGGATATGATGAAGATGATAGTTACATGAAGAAATTTTACGAAGGTGTTCGAAAACTTGAAAATATCATCATCGAATCAGTGAGTTCCCAAAGTGAAGCTATTTTTGGAAAAAAAATGACAAAGGAAGAACTTCTTCCCATGTTTAATTCAAATGTAAAAATGTCCCCAGACAGAGAACCTAAATTTCGCGCCAAGATTGATACAGACATTGATGAAAATATTAAACCACCCGTTTATAATTCAGAAAAGATACCACTTAAAAACGAAGCAACTAACGGACTATATGCAAGAAATTCAGGTCAGGCTATCGTAGAACTCAATAGCGTGTATTTCTTGAATAAGAAGTTCGGTTGTACGTGGAAAATCTACCAACTCATTGTTCATGAACCACAAAATTTGAAAGGGTTTCAGTTTATTATTTAATGTGTAATTGAATTACTGGTGCTCTTTTATTTAAAAGCAAAATACTATATATCTTTTGAGCCTCCTTAAGAAGTTTACCCTGTACCCTGGTAAACTTGTTTGGATCTACACCTAATTTTAACTTGGCTATTTTAACGGAGTTCTCCCATTTGGAAAGAGACATGTTCTTATAGTACACTTACATTTTCTTAATGAGCTTCTTGTAAGCCACGGTTCCCTGCTTGGGCTGGAGTTTAAAACCCTTCTTCACGGGCTTGAATACCTTCACCATCGCCTTTTTACCCTCATCCTTCATGCGCTGAAGCGCAGCCTCACTCGCCGCCTTTGAAACAATGCGACCATCCTTCATCTTAAGATCCTTCTTTTCAAGACCACCAGCAGTCTTGTCAGCAGTGCCATGAAAAACTTCGGCTCGGGAACCAATCATCTTTATCTTATGCACGGAAAATTTTCTTGATGTCCAAAATTGAAATTTTACTATTAATCCTTTTTACTGGTATTTGCGTTTTTACACGATCATCGTTGAGAACCTCCGAACACACGATCGACTTGTGCCCTTGGAGAGCCATCATTTCTTCTTCGACACTCAAAAAAGTATCCGTCTCTTTATAGACAAGCTTTTTCACATAGACCGGCTTGGTCTGACCCGTTCTATGTGAACGACCAATTGCTTGGAGTTCCGTCGCAGGGTTCCATGCTGGACCGGTGATGTAGACCCTCGTTGCTTCTTGAATATTGAGACCTTGCCCACCACATTTGATCTGGATAATGAAGACCGAACCTGGTGGTGCCTGCTTGAATCTGGTCAACTGGGTGGCTCGGTCCTCTTTAGAGACGGACCCATCTATTCTGAATGTGGGACACTCCAATTGACTTTGAATGTAATTCATCTCCCCCACAAACTGACAGAATATCAAAGTCTTCTCTTGGGGGTGCCCCCTAATCATTTCGAAGAGGGTCTCCATCTTGTGGGAACGCCCAACCCACTTCTCTGGTTGAGTATCATTTTTCTTCGCAACTCCGTTCAAGTACATCTGGGGCCAGATCATACATTGCCGCGCTCGGAGGAGGCACTCCAAAATGACCATGTTCTTGTAATTGAGACTGGTTGCCGCCTTGAAGGTATCCTTGATTGTGTCTTGAGCCTCCTTGAATACAAACTCGTACATCTGTCTCTCATCTGGGTACATATCCAGTTCAACATTCTCAAAATAGCAAGGAGGTAGACGAAGACGTTCGTTGATGTTAGCCAGGTCATCCTTCGTGCGACGGAGAATGTAGATGTCCTTGATCTTCTTGGTCATCCCTTGCACGAGGGACTTCTCGATACCAAGGAACCGACAGAGGGTCACAAAGTCATCCATCGAATTAAAGACTGGGGTACCAGTGACAATCCACTTGATACCAGATTGAAGTCGACAGACACTCTTGGACAACTTCGAAGACTTATTCCGAATCTCGTGAGCCTCATCCAACACCACCCGATCCCATTGAACCCTGTGGAGAGGGGTCACCGCGTCAGCCTTCTCACCCTTCACACTCAACAAAGAGTATGGTGCGATCGTAACATCGTGATCCCCAAGCTTTCGTCCAGGTCCATCGAAAACACCCACCGTTAGGGTCGGTGCAAACTTCGCAATCTCCTCAACCCACTGGGTGATGATAGACTTGGGCACGATAAGGAGTGTACGCTTTTGGGGGTTACCCAACATCGTCGCGATCAACTGTATCGTCTTCCCGAGGCCCATCTCGTCACAAAGAAACCCACCCTTGGGTCCCGACTGCTGTCGTTCCATTGTAAGCATCCAGAGAACACCTTCGCGTTGGTACGGGGCGAAGAGCCGACCATTTAGGGTGTTCTTAGCATGCGTGTATTGTTCTTCAATCGTCATGGTTTTGGTTCGATTTCTTAAATGGGTGGGTCACTTAGGTAATTTTTATTTAAATATTTGTTAAATATGGTAGAATATGTAAGAGTGTTAATCATGATCGCATACCCAGTTTCGAAACAATGTTAACGAAGTTAGCTACTCTTTAATCTTCGATGTAAACATCTTCGTCTGTAAGTGGTTCAATCTCACACGGAGGTGGAGGTGGGGGTTCCTTCTTTTTACGCGTCTTCTTTTCCTTTGGTTTAGGGAGTTCATCCAGGTGTTCCCTAAAGTACAGGACTCTATCCCAAAACTCCTTCATCACTGGGAGGTATGTTTTCCACCACTCCCTGTCTCTCTTCACGTTGGTGACGTCAAACTCTTCGGGGCGGGGCCAGTTGGTCTCCGCGGGTTTGTACTGAATGAAATCGGCTTCTTCTAAGTCTAAGATCTCCATGCACAGCTGTAGCTGTGGCATGTAGTGCTCGGGGACCTCACCGGGGATGATTTTTCTTTGGGGTGGACACTTTATTTCCACAAGTTTTCCACTCTCGGAAACACCGTCGGGGCTTCCACCAAGCCATTTGTGCACTGGGTGGGGGCAAAGACCAATTTCGTGTACCACCTCCCCGTGTCGCTCTTCATAGAGGATCCGAGCCTCATCTTCATATTTTTCACCATGCCTTGTTGCCTCATTACCAGTGAACTTCTCACCAAGACCACATTTCTTGAGAAGTAAACCGTCGGGAGTTTCATATTTATTTACACCAATGGCTGTAGCGGCATCCGAAGCCGTCAACATGTTTCCGCGGAGGGACAGCCATTCTTCAGATTTCTGTGCCGCATATTCACGTTCTATGAGAGCTTTAACATTTGGGTGCATATTAAATAGCTATGGACTATATTGTTTAAGTTGTTCTTGTACTTGAAAGAACATACGAGCAGCGTTTTGCTCAGCTTGTTTTTTATTTTTTGCTATACCTCTACTCATACACATATTATTGATAAATACGTCGATGTAAAAAAGACCTTCATATTGTCCAACAACTCTATATTCGGGAAGTTCCATGTTATTAACTTGGCAGTATTTCATCAAGTGATCTTTGAAGTTGTCGTCAATCATGATGATATTCAAATCAACAATCTGTGGATTAGTAAAAATTCTCAATACAAACTCCTTTGCGTGAATAAGACCCAAATCCATATAAATGGCTCCAATGAGAGCTTCAAAAACATCTTCGAGAATTTTAGGATTATTATTCCATCCGTTACGCAACCCTTTCTCATCCATAAGAATATGCTTTTGTAAACCAAGGTGAGACGCGATATGAGCTAAAGTCTCGCCACGAACAAGTTTTGTTCGCGCCTTTGTGAGAAACCCCTCTTGTCGACTTTCATATTTGTCAAAAAGAAACTTTGTAATGACGAATCCCAATACAGAGTCTCCAATAAATTCAAGCGTTTCAAAAGACTCATTTAAATTTTCATACTCCTTGAGAGCGGATTTATGAGTAAAAGCTTTTTGGTACAAATCAAGGTTCTTGATCTTTGTACCAACAAGTTCTTCGATATATGTCTTAGTAACAAACATTGTTGTTATTAGTAAGTTTTATTTTTTTAAGCCTTCTTCACGTAATGAGGAGAAAGGAACTTTTGGAGGTTAAGGTAAGTTACCTGAACGTCGGCAGGTGGAGCTAGGAGGTCGCGGAGTGTGTCGTCAAGTACAATCTGACGGCCGTTATCGGGGTGCTTAAGACCCTTATCAACGATGTATTTGTTAATGAACTTGGTCACCTCCGAGCGAGAAGCGAGTTCTCCTTCTGGAAGACCCATAAATTCACGCAACTTAGGTGTAATTTCTTGCTTGCGGTTAAATCCATTATTCTCAGAACGCTTCTTAGCCTTCTCACCATCTGGATCTTCTTGGGTATTCTTAACCTTGCGAACAAGCTTGGTTAGAGTCTTGATATCGTTTCGGAGAGCCGCGATTTCAGTCTGAAGAGATTCGAGAGACATTATATTTTTCTTACAATCGAAATCTTTAAGTCATATTTTTATGTCAGGGTATATTAATGGACGATAAAATATACCCTAAATCTACCATTGAAAAATTCGTCAAAGAAAATCTTTTGTTCCAAGACGCAAAGTTGGAAAAATATTATACTAGAAATGAACAGAGAGATTTAAAAAAATTTAGGGATAGATTGCAGAGTAAACATGGAGATAAAACATTTGAAAAAATGATTTATGCTGTTGTGACAGATTCATGTCGAGACATCATATTGGAAACAATAAGTGAACTTACAAATATTCTGAAACCTATGGGTGATCTTATCATAAGTGGTGGTGAAGCGTATAATATGTATGTTCCTTATGAAAAACGCATCGTTACAAGTGATATTGATGCGAAATTCGTTCCTAGAATTAAGATGGACTCTAAGTACTTTGGTAAACTTCAAGCTATTAAACTCATACTATGGAACAAGATGGGTGAGCTTGCGAAACGTTTGAACTCCCGTGTTAAAAATAGAATTTTGGAAATGCAAAAAATTCATCCCAAGTTATTTAAATTCATGGGTTTGGGTTTCAAACAAAGTGGTCCATATGTTACTCGTCGATACACACTTATTAAGAAGAAGAAAACACAAAAAACAAACGCACCTGGTAAAGGTGACATTTTTATAGACGTGGAATTGTTCGCACTCGATTTAGCTTTACGAGCATTCTCACCCAAATCGGGTCGTACAGAAGACTTTAACGTAGGTGGTTTACTTGATGTCCCATTTATGCGTCCGGATGAATTTGGTTATGTCGTTTCATTTACTAAACGTAAAGGTATCACATATCGCAATGTGAATACAAACAAACTTATTGTAAATAAAGATGTGTTTGTTGCTAGTAGGGACTTTTTGATTGAAGACATATATCTTATGCAAAAGCTTAAACTTCGCCCAGAAAAGAAAGAAAAGGATCGTCAACGTCTCGTGCGATTATCCCAGCTCATTGATAAGAATATTACTAGCAATATGACTATGGATCAGGTCATTAAAAAGATTTTACCTAAAATTCAAAAGAAAAAATCGACGCGTTTTGTATATAGGAATTTTTCGTTAAACAAAGCAGCACAAATCGATCCATATAAATATAAGAACTTTACAACAACTCCCAAAAAAGATCGCTTGTCTAAACATTTTGTTCATGGATTAAAACCCATACATTTCAATAAAAATTTTCCAGGGTATGAAAATACTTCACCAAATCAAAAATTCAATCTGAACACTCTGAAATGGAAACAGGTTAATGATAACACCTATATCAAAAACGAATTTCCACTTCGACCAGTGAAAGCTAAACCTTTACCCAAAAATATAAATATTAATAAAACACTCTACGGATACAACCCAAAAAGAAATCAATGGGTTCCAAAACAAGTACTCACAAAAGCTGCCGCCATCCCATTCATTGGTTTAAAGAAATAAAGTGTAAAATGTTTATAATGCTCTATAATCCCCCAGTAAAAGGTGAAGATGGTCTCTACTTTGTTAAAGCGTTGACCGATGAAAAACGCAAATGTCTCGTTCAAGTCAATAATGTCAAGGTTGTGGATGTATCGGGAGAGTTTGTTTTTGATCTCTCTTCTAATGTCAATATTAAGAAAATTGTTGAGGTTGACACCCACAATCTCGAGGCAGCTGTTGATAATTGCGAGACTTGGTTCTCGCGGAAATTGTCAGAGAATGTAATCACCACAGCGTACACCTCCAGTCACGTCAGTCAGGAAATCACAGGCGACCTCCTCGATGTGACTAAGGTGTATAACTCCAAGCAGGAAGTCGTCGACATTACATCTGTACAACCAGGGAAGGTGTGTGACGTCATCCTCGAATTTGCCGGACTTTGGTTCGCCAAGAAAAATTTTGGACCTTCATGGAATGTTGTCCAGGTTCGAGTTCACGAAGATCCCATTTTGGATACTTACCCAGAAGGATACGCATTTGTCGATTCGGATGATCAGTAAAAAAAAATTTGTATATGATATAATAAAGATGATCAAGGGCACTAACACTCGTGTGCAACAACTTGTTATGATTGTAGCCGCCGCCGTTGTAGTGTATTTGTTATTCAACTGCATGGACAAATCTCAGTACTCTATCAAGGAGTACGCCGCCTTCCCATCCGCCGGTCCATCTGCGGCTCCAGCTAACGGTGCCTGTGGTATGAACAAGGGTACCGGTCTTGCGTCGTCTCTCCTCCCCCGTGAAGTTGCCTCAGAGGAGGACTTTGGTCAGTTTGCCCCCGAAGACATTCTCAAGGGTCAGAACTTCCTCGAACCCCGTCAGCAAATTGGTTTCCCAGAGACTGTTGGTGGTAATCTCCGCAATGCCAACCAGCAGATTCGCAAGGATCCACCCAACCCCAAGGAGCCATTCGTGTGGAACAACTCTACCATTGTCCCAGACACCATGCAACGTGGCTTATGCGCTTAAAGATTAGACTGTATATTTAACCAATAATGACATCAGTCCCTACTGATCTCTCCGAAAACGTTTCAAAACTTGTAGACTTAACTAAACAACTTTCCGACGCGAAAGCTGATATCAAAATTTTAAATCAGGAAGAAAAGCGTCTCAAAGAGACTGTGAAGAAGCATATGATTGATCAGGGTATTGATACCATTAATCTCAGGAAAGGAAAAATTAGTATTCGTAAAACTGTAAGGAAATCCAGTATCAATAAGGATGCCATCAAAGATGGACTTTTAACTTTTTTTGGCGGAGACGAGGCAAAGGTCGAAGGAGCCCTAAATGCCATTAAAGATGGACTTAAAACAAAAGAATCTACATCACTCTCATTAACTGGTATAAAGGATAAACCCCCCAAAGAAGATAAGTAATACATAATGGTTTGGAGTCAATATGTATATGAAGCAACCACTGGCTTTGATTCATCATATGCCAGTGAAGAAGATGATTATGATGACACTCCTCTGAATATTCATGACTGGGAAGTCAAATACTCAGAAGAACTCACACACATGTGGAATACCACGAAGACCCTCATGGAAGATGCTCTTATCGCACACACAGGGGAATACTGGGACTTTGTGGACTTTTGTTTTAGGGAACATAATACACGTCTACGACCAGTGGTCTGGGAATACCAGGAACAGACTATGTGGTATGAAGAACGTCTCGCACATGTATGGAGAAACATCAGGAGAATTGTACATGAGAATGGACTCCACGAAGAAATGATACGGGGTGCAAGTTTTTACGATTTCGCATACTTTGCTAAAAATTTTATGCGTGTATATTAAATGTTTTTTGTACCCGAACTTACTTCCCAAAAAGTTGCGATCCCAGCGGCCCTCTTCGTCGCACTGAGCCCAGGTGTACTTCTCACCACCGACGGAAAAAAGTTAAAGTTTATGAACGGCAAGACGGACCAAATGTCCATCTTCTTCCACGCCCTCGTATTCTTCCTCGTCTACGCGCTTATTGCCAAGGCGATGGGTCTCGTTCTCACCAAGACCGACCTTCTCGTCACAACCTCTCTCTTCATCGCTCTCAGCCCAGGTCTTCTTCTTACGATTCCACCAGGTTCCAAGGGTCTCTTCCAGTCTGGGGAGACCAGCATCCCAGCGGCACTCACACACACCGTAGTGTTCGCTCTCGTTTTCGCGATTTTACGTCGTCAATTTCCTCAATTCTACTAAGTAAGAGAATGAGATATCTCGTTCTAGGACCCGCGGCGATGGGTATTTTTACTTTAATTGGAAGTTTAAAAAAAATAGAAGACAAAATTGTTGATGTAGAAGAAATTTCAGGATCATCAGCAGGTTCTATAATAGCCTTATTTTTAGCTATGGGAATGTCTATTGATGAGATTTTATCATTGTGTTTGTCAATAAATGTTCAACAACTTATGAAAATTAGAATTAGTTCATTTTATAATAAATTTGGATTTGTTGATATGTCCCCTATCAGAAAAAAACTCGTCGATATATGTGGTGATGATCCAACGTTTAAGGAAATAAATATGAAAGTGTATATATCCGCATTTTGTTTAAACACATCACAAACTGTTTATTTTTCTAAAGATACACACCCAGACATGAAAATCATCGACGCGGTGTGTATGTCAATGGCAGTTCCGTTTATATTTGCTTGTGGAAACTACAAAGAGTATTTATACGTTGATGGTGGCACAGTTGAACAGTATCCCTTAGCTCCATTTTTAGATAAAAAAGCTCATGAAATTACGTGTATAAAAATTAAATCAAATACACTTTTTCAAGAAACGATAAATAATCCAAAACAATTTGTTGAATCACTATTACTTTCCACCTTGTCGAATAGATACACATATGATAAACCAATTAAAATCATAGAAGTAAATGTAAAAGATAAAAATGTATTTGACTTTAATATGTCATATGAAGAAAAGCTACAATTATTTAATATGGGATTCTTAGACTAATATTTTTTTTTGTTAATATAATATATAATGGACGTCTGTGATCCAGACGCAGATATAGATACCCTACGAAAGCTAATCAAGCTAAACACAGGGGAAAATCTTATACTAACAAAAAAGCAAATATGCCAAGTGTACGATGAAATTCAAGATAATCGTCTACCTCTTCCACCTTTGATAATGAGTTCGGATAAAACGTATCTCATTGATAGAAGATCTCCATTAAAATCACGAGATTATGAAATTTTATTTAGTTCGACTTCTAAGCGTGGTGATCTTAAACGGGTTGCAGCTAAAGTTGGTCTCAAACGTACTGAACAGATGACCAAACTCCAGATTATAGATGGGATTGGGAAAAGACTGCGTTACATGAGTATTCATGAACCCGTCAAGTTTGCAAGAAAACAACCAAAGGTTTCACCCGAAGAATTCGTAAACACAGCAGTGAACAACATAGCAGCGAACAACGCAGCAGTGAATAACACAGCAGTGAACGAAAACAACGGGTTCAAGAACAACGGGTTCAAGAACAACGAGTTCAAGAACAACGGGTTCAAGAACAACGGGTTCAAGAACAATGGGTTCAAGAACAATGGGTTCAAGAACAATGGGTTCAAGAACATTGGGTTCAAGAACAATGGAAATCAACCCAAACGATTAAACATGAAACCAAATTTTTTAACAAAAAGTAATCGTGGTGGAAATGACACCGGGGGACCAAGATTCCCACAAGGTGGAATATACATGAAAAATGAAAAACCGAAGTTTCTAGGTGGTACTAAACGAGCTACATCTAAACGTGGCGAATCATATAACACTTACAACAATTACAACAATTACGATAACTATAAAAACAAAAATAAACCTGGATTTATGTCACGTTTTTTCGGTAAGAAAAAAGATTCGGAATTTATTCCATCCAAAAAGTTCACTGGTGAAAAACCTGGATATGTTTTTAAGACGGACGTTAAAGGGGTGGGGTATTACAAAAATACATCTCGCCCCGTTCAAGGACCCGAGCGTAAACCAAATATCGTGCCCAACGTGCCCAACAAACCTAATGTGCCCAACAAGCCCAACGTGCCCAACAAACCTAATGTGCCCAACAAGCCCAACGTGCCCAACAAACCTAATGTGCCCAACAAGCCCAACGTGCCCAACAAACCTAATGTGCCCAACAAGCCCAATGTCCCAAACGCACCCAACACATCCAATGTAAATAATGCTCAAAAAAAAAAGATCCAAAATTTGGAAAATAAATTGAAAGCTAAAAATGCCGAACTTAACAGAGCTCAGAAAAATGCCCAAAATAAAATAAATGAAGCAGAGAGAAAGGGTAATAATAAAGCTCGAGAAATTACCCTCGCTGCTATGAAAAATGTCGAAAACTTAAAACGTAATAAATTTGCGTTAGAATCATCTCTCAATTCTATTCAAAAAGAAAAAAACAATAGAGAAAGAAAAATATCCGAACTTGAGAACGCTCAAAAAAATATCGAAAATAAAATTGCTCGTGCTAAAGCTAATGGAACTGCAGAAGCACAAGAAAAAATAAACAATGCGATGAAAGAACTTGAAAATATTAAACGTGAGAAAAATACAAGAATTCAAGAAATAGAAACAAACCTTAGACAGAAAAATACAAACTTAGAAAAATTAAAAAATGATTTAAATCAAGCCCGAAAGAATTCAGAACAAAAACAACTGCAATTAATTGAAACTGAATCTAAAATTCAACAAGCTATAAAAGAAGAAAGAGAAGCTGCAGAATCACAAATAAATACACTTAGAAGAGAGTTAAATGTAGAGAGGGCTCAAAAACAACAAAACATTAACAGCGCTAAAGAAGAAGTTCGGAGACTTACACAAGAAGCTGCTAATAAAAATACCGTGGAAACGAGAAAGGCTTTAAACAATGCTCGAAGAAACTACCAACAACTTATGAATGAAACTGAAAATGCAAAGCGATTAAAAAATAAGCAAATAGAACTCACCACACTATCTATAAACAGTGGTGTAAATTTCTCACAAAATATATCCAATCTGACCAGCTTAAACGCCGCTTCAAATTTGGAAAAGAGAATCATGAATGCTAAGCAAAAGGCAAAAGAAACTATGATCGAAAGAAATAAAGAAATTCAAGTTTTAAGAAATAAACTAAATCAAGAAAAACAACAAAGAGAAAAACAAATCCAAAATGCACACAATGAAACACAACGCCTTGTTCAAGAGGCTAAAAATTCTAAAAATGCTGAAGCTAAAAAAATAGCTGAAGAATCTCAAAAACAACTTCAAATATTCAAAAATGAACAACAGAAAAAAAATATTAAACAACGGGAACAAGCCGATGCATATGCTTTACTCGGTGCCGCAACTACAGTTAACCAACTTACAACTGCTTATAGAAAGGGTTCACTCAAACTTCACCCAAATAAAGGTGGTAATCAGAACACATTTGTAAAATTCACCGCTTCTTATGAAAATAAGAAGAAGATTTTAATAGAAGAAGCTGAGAAGAAGAGGCTGGCCAACGAGGCTGAGAAGAAGAGACTGGCCAACGAGGCTGAGAAGAAGAGGCTGGCCAACGAGGCTGAGAAGAAGAGGCTGGCCAACGAGGCTGAGAAGAAGAGGCTGGCCAACGAAGCTGAGAAGAAGAGGCTGGCCAACGAGGCTGAGAAGAAGAGACTGACCAACGAGGCTGAGAAGAAGTTGAGGAACAAGAAAGCAAAAAATGTTGCGGCACTGGCAAAACTTTTAAATAGTTCTTCAAATCTTACAAATAATAACAAGGTTCAATTTACGAGACGACTTAATAAAGGAGAAAATCTCAAAACTGTTAAAAATGACGCAATTAAGTTGATACGAGAAAAAGCTAACATAAGAAGAAGTGAAAAAATAAAATTGAATTTAAATACAGAAAAAAATCGTCTAAAAAAGTTAGTTACAAGTTCAAAATTAAATACAAATCCATTTTGGTTTAAGACAATCAACAATTTATCATCTGTCAACAAGGGTAAAAATATTGAGAAAAATATTAAAAAACGATTACAGGAGTTAGATCTCCAAAAAGCTTCAATTAAAAGTAGACAGAGGCAATTACTCAACAAGCACAATCCAATACCCATGAGTCTTAGAGGAAATTTGAACCTTAGAATAAGAAAGGCAGAAAATAAAGCTACATTAAATGCTCTCGAGAAAGAAATTGATGAAATCCTTTCTAAACAACCCAAAATTATTAAAAAGAGAAAAGATGAGTTAACTAAGAAAGTAATTGACCATGATTTAATGGCGGGTTATCAATACAGACTTTCAAAATTAAACACTATGGAAAAAATAAATAACCTCGAAAGATATATAAATATTGATATACAACGACAGAAAAGAGAAGCAAATTTTGCTGTAAAACCACCCACTGGTGTAAACCCTATGTTTCAAAGTGAACCTACAAATGTTGTAACAGGCATGGGAGATCCTAAAAAGGTTCGTGGTGTACCAGCTGCGATACGTGAAAATAAAAAAGAACCTGTAAAGGGATTGGTAAGTATAGAGAATGCGGTTCGTAAAGAAAAATCTTCTTTCAAAAAAGTTGGAGAAAAGGTGGTGGTAAATCAAAAAATGCAGGGTGTTCGTAATGCTGCCAATATTGCCAGGAAACAAAAAGCTATACGTGAAGCTAGTGCTACAAATAGAGTTAAATTAGCTCGTGATTTAGCAGCTGAACAGACACGACGAGGTGGAAGTGAAAAAACTAAACGAGCTGCAGATGTTATAAAGCCACCACCTCGACCCGGTGCGGATATTAAAAAGCCACTACCACCACCTCCTAGAACTGGTTCATCATCTTTAACGAATGCAAACAGGCGTGGTGCGATATCATCTGTAAATAAATTGCGTTCAAAATTAGGAGGTGTGAAAACAACACTTTATAAACAGCAAATTCAACGTGCGGAAACTAAAGCAGCTTTAAATGCTATCGTTAGAAGAGCTACAATTGAAAGTAAAAAAATTGCCTAAGTAATTCGTATAAAATGTAAAAGTAATGGACTACGACGAGTGCACCGTCGTGACTGAAATGCCTCTCAGTGATGAAGTTGTAGATTTCATTGAAAGGGGTCTCCACCGAGACATGACTGACAAGGATGTGATCGAATGGTGTGATGACAACTTGGAGGAGGTTGCTAAAATATATGAGAAGTACAGAGGTACCTACTTGTCATATAGAGATGCAGAGATGACTTTGTTTTTTACCCAAACCGTGTATCAGAGAGATGATTGTGTAGATGTGATTAGAACTTTTGTAGCGTGTAATTAATCAACTTCTTCAATTGTTGGACCCCCTGGTGGCGACGACTTTTCTCCCTCAGTCTCAGCGTTCATGAAAGGTGTGAGTACCTGTGTGAACTCTTGTTGCTTGTGTTCAATTTCATCAATTTCTGCAGTTCGGTTGCTGTCGATCCAATTAATCATTTCGTCGATTTTTTCATTCAGTGTAGACTTGTCTTCTTCGGGTAGAGATTCAGCTGTGGTTCGGGCGCCATATACCATGGCTTCGAAGTTGTTCATTGTTTGAACTTTCTTTTCGTAAGCTTCGTCTTCCTCCCTGTATTTTTCCGCATCTTGGACCATCCTCTCGATTTCTTCCTTAGATAGTCGACCCTTGTCGTTGGTGATGACAATCTTTTCGGAATTACCTGAAGCTTTATCCTCCGCCGTCACGTTTAAAATACCATTCGCATCGATATCGAAACGGACATTGATTTGTGGGACACCTCGTGGAGCCGGAGGGATACCCTTCAATTCGAATGTGCCGAGAAGATGGTTATCCTTGGCCCGGGAACGCTCACCCTCGTACACTTGGATGAGGACACCTGGTTGATTATCGGAGTATGTTGAAAACACCTGTTCCTTTTTGGTCGGGATGGTAGTGTTTCTCTCGATGATCTTGGTCATGACACCACCAGCTGTCTCGAGACCGAGGGATACTGGGGCTACATCCAGAAGAAGGAGATCTTGAACAGAGTTGTCAGTGACCCCAGAAAGAATGGCAGCTTGGACTGCTGCACCATAGGCTACGGCCTCATCAGGATTGATGGACTTGTTTAATTCCTTCCCATTGAAGAAGCTCGACAACATTTGTTGAATCTTGGGAATTCGGGTAGAACCACCGACGAGAACAATCTCATCAATTTTAGATTTATCCATCTTTGCATCCCTGATGACCTGTTCAACGGGTTCCATACACTTTCTAAATAGATCAGCATTGAGTTCTTCGAAGCGAGCACGTGTGATGGACGAGTAGAAGTCAACACCCTCGAAGAGTGAATCAATTTCAACACTGGTTTGAGATGTGGTAGAGAGGGTTCTCTTCGCGCGCTCACACGCTGTTCGAAGTCGGCGGAGTGCTCGAGCGTTTCCAGATAGATCCTTTTTGTGCTTTCTCTTAAATTCCTCACTAAAGTGACGAAGAAGACGAGCATCGAAGTCTTCTCCACCAAGATGTGTGTCACCCGCCGTCGCTTTTACCTCGAAGATACCACCCTCGATATTGAGAAGTGATACATCAAAGGTACCACCACCAAGATCGAAAATGAGGACATTGGTGTCGTCCTCCTTCTTCTTATCAAGACCGTATGCAATTGCTGCGGCAGTGGGTTCGTTTATAATTCGAAGACAATTGAGGCCGGCGATGGATGCGGCGTCTTTCGTAGCTTGTCTTTGGGAATCGTTGAAGTATGCTGGGACGGTGACGACTGCGTCAGTCACCTTTTTACCTAGGTACCCTTCGGCGACTTCTTTCATCTTGGTCAACACCATTGAAGAAATTTCCTCGGGTGCAAACTCTTTGGTCTCCCCATGAAACTCAACACGAATCATGGGCTTGTCACCAGATCCTGCTACCACCTTGTAGGACCAATCTCTCATGTCATCTTGAACCTTGGAGTCTGAAAATTTACGACCGATGAGTCGTTTTGCATCAAAAACTGTATTTGTTGGATTCATAGCCGTTTGATTTTTTGCCGCATCTCCGATGAGACGCTCACTATCTGTAAAAGCCACATACGATGGCGTCGTGCGATTTCCCTGGTCATTTGCAATGATCTCTACACGATCATTTTGCCAAACACCAACACAAGAATACGTAGTTCCGAGATCGATACCAATTGCTTGAGACATAATATACTGGTATAGAGTTTCTTTTCTCTAATTAATTTAAAGAAGTAAATCTTTATTTAAAGAATGGAATGTTGTCAGGTATGTTGTGAGAAGATAAATAAGATAAATCACAAAAAAGTCAAGTGTCCATTTTGTGATTTAACAAGTTGTCGGGCATGCTCACAAAGGTATATACTTTCCTCTTTCGAAGATCCTCATTGCATGGGTTGTAAAACGAGATGGAATCGTGAATTTATAGACTCATTTTGTACGATGCATTTTCGAAACACAGAACTCAGGAAACATAGAGAAAATGTACTTTTTGAGAGAGAAAAGGCTCTCATGCCTTCGACTCAACCAGAAGTCGAAAGAATTCTCAAAATACGGAAAATAAAAGACAAAATTCGAAAAGAACAAGAGAAGTTTGTGCATATCCTCCAAAATGGAGAAATAACACAGATAGAAAGAGTTCATGTTAAAATCGAAGAATTGTATCGTGAATTGGCGAGATTGAGAAATATAGGAGAAATATCGATAGATAACTCAAGAAAGTTTATACGACAATGTCCATTGGAAAATTGTAAAGGTTTTTTAAATGAACAATGGTATTGTGGGCTTTGTGATACACAATTTTGTGAAAAGTGTAGCGAAAAACAACATGAAAATCATGTATGTGATCCGGGTGTTGTAGAAACAATGACACTATTAAATAAAGATAGTAAACCTTGTCCAAAATGTGGAATTGTCATTCAAAAAATAAATGGTTGTTCTCAAATGTGGTGTGTCGAATGCCACACTGCGTTTAATTGGAGAACGGGTGAAATTATCAATGGACGTATTCACAACCCACATTTCATTGAGTTCAAGAAAAAGAAATTATTGTCACGCGAACACGGTGACATTCCATGTGGTGGTACTCCAACTTACAGAGAACTCCGTGAAGCTGGTGCACCGATAACAATTTTAAATTATGCTATAACTATACACGATCTAGAACGTTCAATACTTTTTGTTCAAACTGAAATTCCAGATAATTTGAATTCTCGTGTACTTTACATGTTAAACTACATAGATGAAAAAATGTTCAAAACATTTTTACAAAGACAGGAAAAATTTATCGAAAAGAATAGAGACGTCTTGAATATTTACGAACTTTTAATACATACAGGTGGTGACCTTCTCAGACAATATGTATTAAACACCAATGACTTCGAAGAAATCACACAAACTATGAAAATGTTGTTTAGATACGGTAATGACATTTTTGAATCTTTACGTAAACGATACAAATGTTCTTTACCAAAAAATATTAGTGTATAGTAAGATGTTAATATTATTAGCTTTTATAGTTATACTTCTTTTTTTACTACCAAAGTACCCAAAACCAGAAGTTTTGAAAGACGTCGTATCCAAAGAAGAGCGTGAACATATAATTCGCGAAGCTCAGACTACCCTCGGACCATCTACAGTTTCATCTGATTTTAACGTTGATGAAAATGTCAGAAAAAGTGAGACTGCGTGGTTAAGTCTTGACGACCCAATTGTAAAAAGTGTATGTGAAAGGTGTTTGAAACAAACAGACAGACCTCTCGTTAATTGTGAAAAACTTCAGGTTCTCCGATATAAACCTGGTGGATATTACCTCCCTCACCAAGACGTGTTAAAAGATGTATCAAACGATAGAATGTATACATTCATCGTAGCTTTGAATGATGACTATGAAGGCGGTGAAACGATATTTCCAAATTTAAATACATCTTACAAGTTGGATGCTGGTGATGTTTTATTTTTTCACACGGTCGACAACTATAACATGATGACGTCCAAAGCTTTACATGGTGGGGAGCCTGTAAAGTCTGGGGAAAAATGGATTTGTAATTTGTGGGTAAGAAAATATTCTTATAATTGATCGCGAACCTTCTCCCGGTTCGCCATGTGAAGGGCCTCGACCTCCTCTTTATTTTGTCCTACGTAGGGGACAGCGTACCCTTCCTCACACATCCACTTGTTGACATTGGTCCATTGTCCATCCTCGGACACCCAAATTTCCGCGAGGACCCGGCCAAACTTCCCCCTAGAATCCGCCTCTGGGCATCTGAGTTCGATCTCTATGTCGTCCTTCTCAGATGCGACAGCCTTTAGGCACCATTCCTTCAACTTCTTCTTGGAGAGGAGACCGAACTTCTTCTCCTCGAGGTCACGGGTCCTGGACTCTGGGGTATCGATACCTAGGAGGCGAACACGCTGCTTGGTGCACACATCAAAGCCCAAGTCTATATTGACATCGATAGTGTCACCATCGACGACCTTCTCTAGGGAGGAGACGCGGTATTTGAAGGTGCAGGGTTCGACGTTGTAGGACATTTATTACAAGCTTAGAAAATATCTATCTACTCGATCTCTCGCCACAACAATACCCACACACCATCACACCCACGAATCAAGCGATGGGGGTTTTTTCTATTAAGTCCCCAGCCTCGGCTGGCGATATACTCTGAGGTCTTATTTTCAAATTCTTTAATCTTGTCATAGCCATTTTTCCGCGGCTTCCATCCCAAAAGCTCCTGGCTATATGCCTCAAGTGTACCGTCGTATCGTTCTTCTTCAGTGAAGAACTTGTAATGGAAGGGAATACGTGTTCGTTGTATGCCCACGACCGGATCAGTGCAGTGATCATCAATACCATAGGTCATTGTTTTCGACGTATTTGAATTCCACTCACAGGTAGCACGGAATTCACTATCCCATAACCTTTTGTAGCGATGGATTGTGTCAATACTTGTGTAAATTAGTACATCTGTTGGTACATCATAGCCTGTCACTCGCCCAAGCAAGGACTGAATAATAGAAGAATCATTATTTTGTTGGGACTTGCGTTCATAAACAATCCCTATATATGTTTTTGTGATAGTCTTCGCACAACGAAGTTTATCTTTAATGAAAATTACTGTATGTTTATCCGGAACATTTTCCAAAATATTATTTATGTTTTTTATGGTGTCGGGGTCGCCACCATTCTTTTCTTGATGATACGTTTTAAACTCAACAGTTCCATGAGATAAACGACGGAAGTGGTCTTCTACTATTTTTTTATCTTCCGACTTAGTTGGGAGACGCACCAAGTGGTAACGCGGGTTGTCATAACGTAAGTGGATATCTGCAAGCAGTGACGTGACGGCACCCCGATTAGTTAAGTTTTTAGCCTCTTTGACCGAACCTCTCTCCAATAACTCAAAGGGACCAACATATCCCCGCCCGGGTTCAGCTATGACAGTCGCAGAGCGTGACCCCAACTGGACACGGTCACGGTAGACCCCGTCGGGCGTCGCAGAAAACTCGACAATTCTGATAGCATTTTCGCGGGTAAAGTCTGGGTCGTGTAGGTGACATTCATCAAGTACACGAGAAACTGTCTGCTTGTGTTTCGCTGCCATGTGGAGTTCGTCAATGATGACCAAGACATTCTTTTTGCCCACCAGCTTTTCGGGAAGCTCTTGGAGTGTTTGGAGGTGAAACATCTGGGAATGGAATTGGGGTGGAAAACGTTCTTTCATCTGCCCAATCCATTCAACCGAACTCAACCCGGTGATGATGAAAATATTCTGCATTGGTATAAAACACTTCTTCATAGCAATATATATGAGTTCAACCATGATACCCGTCTTGCCCGACTGGGTAAAAGCGATCACCATGACATATAGGATTGCAAAGTAGGAATCTTTTAGAGTCTTATATACATTCCGAGCCGCTTGCTTTTGGTTGTCGAAAATTTTTAATTTTGGGTTGTCCTCCTCCATACTTATAAGCTGGTTCTTAAAAACATTTGCGTCACGCTTACTGCGTACATACGTGTCCTGTGACATTATTAGAAAATCTTATTTTTTTAAGAAAACTTACACCACTTAGGTATTTAAAAGATAAATACTTACATATAACTATGAAATGCTTAGCCACCTTTTCTGAAAACCAGATTCTCCACAAGATGAAGTTGAGGAAGATTCAGGTTAGAACCCTAAATGGGCTGTACCACCGACCACGGCTTATTCGTCCGGACGACGCACCGCCAGATAATCCGAGACTTCGTCTACGATTCAAGGAAGCCATAGAAGAAGCACAGGAGATTTGTGAGTTGAATGTACATTCCGAAGAATGCCACCTCGCTTGGTACGAGGTGGATGAGTTGGAGGACTCACTCATGCGTCGATGACGACGTTCGCAGGTTCATCATATCCACGATAATGAATGTAAATTCCAAAATTTGACATGAGAAGGTTTGATAGGTCAGAATTTATAAAGTTTTTCCATTCATTCAAATCTGTTGAGAAATATTCAATTTTATCGTTGTATAGCACACGTGTATATAAAAATTCTTCACATCTCATATCATTCATCACATTTCTAACCGCGATTGGTAAAGGTAGTGTTTTTTTATATGTAGCTTCGTGGATGTCAATGATGTAATATCCATGTTTATCACATATGATGTTTCCTTGAACTTTTGGGTATGTTTTGATGAATACTTCAAAATCAGCATTACTTGGAAGCGTTGCGAGATGTTTATCTGTGTCAATACCTGGGTGTGTATGATATACTATTTCACTGTCCCAAATGTATTTAAGGAGGTATCCATTAACTTCACTTCTATGTCGAGATGTCATAGATGTCATTCCTTTGTATCTTCCGTTTACAAATTGAAGTTTACCTGCATATTCCCACTTATTTTTTGAAGACAAGTCGTGTATCTTTTTGAGGTCCTTGACTACATCCCGTGTAAAATGTACATTTTTATATATACATGTCCACATATATATAATTATGATTTTAAATATTCCGTGAAAGATTCGAATTAATATTAGACATCATCAAAGAATTTTTATTTAAAAGTGTTATGGTACCAAGTTCATTCCAAAAATGGTATCGTATTGATATCCCAAACTTTTTACGCATAATGGGATCTATATTATTGTTTACAGCTTTTTGCCACCTTTCAGGTGTTGTTTTAAAATATGCTAGGTTACTCCATGTAACAGATGCCCTACTAAATTTTTCATCCGATATTAATTTAGAAAATTCGTTTTGAACTTCCGAAATACGGGGTTTATTCATGTTTGTTTCAATAAGATCGACTATATAGTATCCATTTTTTTCAAGAATCATATTTGCCTGTACATGTGGATATGTTCTTATATAAAGTGAAAGATCGGTAGTACTGGGGTAAGTAAAAAGTGGTCCTACATCTTTCGGAACTGGATGTGTATGATATGTTATGTATTGATTCAAATCATTCATTTGAAATGCAACACCAGCCAATTTTTTATTTGTGTGAAATGTTGGTGTATTAAATAATATAGAATTTCTTGTATTAGATAAATTAAAAGTTATTTGACCCGCGTATTCAACTTGTTCATCCCAGGTTTTTCTGTATATTTTTAATAAATCCCGAACTAATTTTTTACTTAATCGAATTTCCATAAAGAACTGATTACTACGTGTTATTGTTCCAACGTTGAATACATCTCCTTTGATATCGAGTCGCACGAAATTGTTTGCGAGTTTACTAATCATTTCTTCTCTCCGACGTCTAGCAATTTTTCTATTTCTGTTTATCTTCTGTCGAAGAAGGGCGTTCTCTCTTCTCTTTTTCTTTAAATCCTCAACTAAAGTTCTAGATTTATATTGTCTGCGAGTAGACATACTTAAAGTATAGAGAGAAATTATAAAACAATGAATGTAGAAGAGTTAGCTAAAGAAATATATTCTGACCTGGGACCTGGGTACAGTGAGAGAGTATATCACAACGCTATGGAAATTTTACTTAGAGAGAAGGGGATACCTTACGAGTCGGAGAGGATTGTACTGATCAAATTTAGGGGTCACGTCATTGGAAATCTTAGAGCAGATATGATTATTGACAACAAATATATACTAGAGTTTAAGATTATCAAATCTTTGAATGAAGCGGCGGAGTTGCAGGGCGAAAACTATCTTCATCTGACTGGCTTGAAGACGGTGTATCTGGTAAATTTTCCTCCGTCCCGTGGTCGAGAGGTGGAGATTCGAAAGATTGAAGTAGGACCATTAGAGGAAGAATTTGAGATAAATTCCGATAAAATTGCAGAGACTCTTGGTACTGAGCCTCAGGGTTCGTTAGAGTTCCATGAATAATTTCCCGAATTCTCCCAATAAGTGTGTTAACTTCTTCAATACAGTAATGAACTGTGAAACTTTCCATGCTATTACTTTCTAGTCTGAGGAGATCTTCTCGAATATGATCTATATCCTGAAGAATTTGCTCCATTTTTATTATAATATAGAGGCTCCTTATACTTAAGTGTTAAAATTTCCTGAAGTACAGGAGTTCCACCATTCGGGGGTTTTTTACAATATATTTTACAATTGCAACAGTCCCTCCTATTTAGGAGTTGCCGCTTGTTTGCATAACACCTCAATGGTAAATTGATGTCTTTTGCAAAGTAGCGTACAAGTCTATCTATGAAAATCATTCTATAATAGTTTCTCTCTTACCCAATCTCTATCTTCTTTAAAAATTTTAGATAGTTTGGGATCTTTGTTCTTAAAAAGAATCATAAGAACATTTAACCGCCTAAAAAGACTAAGTGATGGTTCTCCAGCTCGTGCGACACGCATAAGTGCACGATGTCGTGCAAGTTTGGTTTTCTTCTTAACATCTACATAACCATGTTCGCTGAGAATACCAGAGTTGCTAAGGGGGATGACAACTGTAGCTCTCATTATTATACAGTAGGAATAAATTCCCATCTAAGGTCATTGCAAATTTTTCGCCATATAACATCTTGCTGATATAACTTTTCTTTTGATTTGAGAAGGGGGAAGTATTGTAGATATTCGTCTTCACTCAAAAGTTCACAAAACTTATAGAGAACGTAAGAATAACTGAGAAAGTTCTTCCTTTCTGTTGGACAGTTGTCATCAAATGGTTTTTGAATATCCTTAAACATAATTCTCAAACGCTCTTCTAATTCTTGTGGCATATTCGGTGGTTTGATACCATTAAGTATATTAGTGATATAGGGAACATGTTCATAGTATTTATTGAGGCGAAGCTTTTTCAGTAAACTTCGTATCTTTGCATGAGTGATGTCTTCAAGCTTTTTAATTTTAATCTTCTTGAGTTCTGCTCTCAACTGACATAATACATCATCGGGGATACATGTCATTTCTTGTGCTTGAAATTGAGATAGCCATTCATTAAAATGATTTTCTCTTTTGTATGAATAGTTCACAACCCTTTCAGATGTTTCTTGTTCTTCTCTATATGTTAATTCTTGATTCATAATTGATGCCACAATCAACCCACACGAATCACACACCATATCACCCGCATCATACAACGATAGAATGTTACTATCGGGACATT